TCGGACCCCGTGTACCGGATCTGCACTGAGCGTTGCGACGGCGATGACTGGGACTGCCTGTTCCAAGTGCTCGAGCACGGGACCGTCATCTACGGCTGATCACGACCCCCCACCTGTCCCCTCCTCGGAGGGGGCGGGATGAGGAGCCCTGATTATTTCAAAGTATTATGCTTGACAACGATCAATTGCACCTTACAATGATTTCGGGCGATTGTGCCCACGGAGAACTGACCATGACCAACGTAAGAATCACCATTCACAGCAACGAGTACCAAGCCATCTGCGACGCAGTCCAATGCGTGCAGGAGCAACTCGATGTCCTCAACGAGGGCGTGGACAACCAGTCCAACGTCGATGGCTACATCGACCAGCAGGGCATCGACGATGCGATCATCTGCAAAGAGCGAACCATGATGGTTCTGCAAGACCTTCGCACACGCCTCGAGGTTCCACTTGACTGAGACTCGCACGATCCCCCACCTGTCCCCTCTTCGGAGGGGGCGGACTGGGCGACCCTGCCCCAACACTGGAGAACTACCATGACCAACACCTTTACACTCAAAAGCGGAACCAGCAAAGGCAACCGCCGCATCTGGATCGAGGGCAACCGACTGCTCGAAGCCGGATGGACCAAAGGCACGCAACTTCACCGCATCATGGACGTGCAGGGCCATCCCGATTCCCTGATGCTCGTACGGGCCGAGGGCAAGCACCGCATCAGCGGCAATGAAGGCCGACCCATCCTCGACATGACCGGAAAATGGGTCACCGAGTTCATGGGCTGCAGCGAGCATTTCCTCGTGGAACTGACCGACGAACGAATCATCATCACCCCATGCGATACGAATCTGGAGGACTAAGCATGACCTACCCCGACTACGTGACTGACCCCAAACTGATCTCGCCCTGCGAGGTCGCATGCACCCAAGCCATCGAGTCGTACCTCGAACAGCGGGACATCGAGTTGCAGTTCTACACCGTGCAGTGCACGACGATGCGATCAGACAAGCAGTACGAGCAGGACCACGGCCACCCACCGTTTGCGTTCACCATCGCCCCAGCCATCACCAACCGTGGGTGGTTCGAGCACTCCGAGTGCGGCGTGGCTGCGAAAAAGCACATCACTGCCTTGGCCAACGCCTTCGGCTGCGTGGTCGAGATCGAGTACCCGGAGACCCTGACAGCCTGCTGCTACGTCATCCGTGTACGCATGAACGTGAAGCACTGGGAGTTGTGGTATCGCTACGACGAGCAGGACCGAGGCGTACGCTCACAGTGGGACGTGACCCACAAGGCGGACGACACGTCCCCGGAGGACGAGGATGCAGCCTTCTATCAGGAGCGAACCGATAACATGATCTGGGGCCAGCCTGGCCTGGAGAGCTGAAATAATTCTTTCGATTTTTCCCGATTGCCATCAATTGTATGGTATAATACACGCGAGCCCGAGGGGCTCAGGAGACCCGACCAATGCAATACATCGAGATCATTCAAACACAGTCAGCCACCGTCGTCGAGACCGTCAAAGTCCGCGTGCAAGTCCCCGAAGGCATGACCCAAGAGGAGTTCCGGTATCACATCGACGACGAGGGGATCGCCTCTGAGTTCACTGAAGTCCACGAGGACGCTGCGTACATCCAGTACGACAACGACGACCCAGAGGATGGACCTGTGGCCCGAGAGGTGGAGGTGTTCGTGGGAACCGACACAGAGCGTGTGAAGATCGAGCGTTCGTTCGACTGGCACGACCCTGAAATCGAGATGAAGGACGTGACCAAATGAGCGAGCCAACCAAGAAATTCATCGTGACCTCATCCCAAATCATCGAGGTTGTCAAGACGTGGGAGATCATCGTGCCTGACAACGAGGATGCCGAGGCTCTCGCCTACGAGATTGCCGAGGAGTGCGGGCCTGACAGCAACAACCACATCCCGGTGGAAGACATCGAGACCGAGTGGTCCATCAAAGAGGTGGAGACCTTCCGATGACCAAGTTCACAGTTTTCACCCGCACATGGTGGCGAGAGAACCCAGACTGGCCCGATGGCCTAGAGCCCTGCATCGGGCCGAAGCGGATCATCGGTCGCTGCCAGACCATCGAGCAGGCACGGGAGATGTGCCGCCAGTACAACGAGACCACGGGCCAGACCAAAGCCAATCTGCGACTGTCCCGCAAAGCAGAATTCATGGAGAACTGACAATGAATAGCACCGAACCAATCTGGACCATCAAGAAGTACCGCTCATGCGTTGGGCATGACGGGCAGGAGGCGTACTCCTTCGACCTGTATCGGCACAACCGACTGTTCGCCCACTGCAACGACGATGCATGGGGCGGCGGATCAAACTGCCACTTCGCAGCCAAGCGGAAAGACGGCGAGCCCATGGACGTGTACAACGAGCGGCAGCAAGCCATGTTGGAGGTCGGCATGGCCTACCTCTGGAACCATGTGCTCAGCCGCAAGGACAAGATCGCATGGCAGACCAGCCCGCATGAGGTGGCACTTGATGAGCCCCTGACTTGGGATCAGGTCAAGGCTGACAGCAGTGGCGTGTTCCTAAGTTGCTTTCAGGACGAGTTCTTCAATCACCTCATCGAGCGTCACCTGCACCGAGAGTGGATCAAGAAGCAGTCCCGCACCCACTACCTGTATCGCTGCCTTGGCGACGAGCCACAGTCTTGGCGGCGGGTCAAGCGGACTGTACCGATCCGTGACCCACGCAATGGATACTTCGAGGGGCTGTTCATTGACATGCTCAAGATCAAACTTGCCGAGGATGGGAACACCTTGGAGCGGACTGCTGGCCTGCGTGATCGGCCCAACCTTGGAGCACCCGACCCATGTACCGCGCTCTAATTGCTTGTGAATTCTCAGGGATCGTGCGTGATGCGATCCGAGCTCGGCCCGGCTGGGAGGCACTGTCCTGTGACCTGCTGCCCAGCGAGAAGCCGGGGCCACACTGGGAGGGTGATGTCCAGCAGTTGCTGCTGAACGCGCCTAACCACTACGACCTGATGGTGGCCCACCCCCCATGCACTCACCTTGCAGTGAGCGGGGCTCGGTGGTTCAAGGACAAGGTCGAGGAGCAGAAGGAGGCACTGGCTTTCGTGCAGATGCTGATGAATGCTGACGTACCACATATCGCCTTGGAAAATCCAATCTCTGTCATCTCATCCAAGATCCGCAAGCCTGACCAAATCGTCCAGCCATGGATGTTCGGCCACGGTGAGACCAAGGCCACCTGCTGGTGGTTGAAGAACCTGCCCAAACTGGAGCCCACCGATGTGGTCGAAGGCAGGGAAGGTCGGGTCTGGAAGATGAGCCCAAGCGAGAACCGTTGGAAGGAGAGGAGCAGGACATTCCCTGGCCTGGCCCAAGCCATCGCTGATCAGTGGTGCTCACACGTTGAAAAAAATTATGAAACAAAATCCGAAGAATCTTCTGAATCACAAGATCATACTGTATAATAACACACGAGCCCGAGGGGCTAAGGAGAACTGACCATGCCAAACTGGTGCGTAAACAGCGTTGATATCGAAGGCCCCGCAGCGGCCATGAACCACTTCTTGGACACCTACTGTGAGCGTGATCCAGAGAACGAGAACCTTTGCCGGATCTGCTTCGTCAAGGTCATCCCCATCGAGCAGATGCCTGACGAGGAGGGCCAGATCAGAGGCTTTGCACAGGTCGAACATCAGACCGAACGCTGGGGCTGCAAGTGGGACACCGACGGGGACTTCAGGCTGGAGATCAGCAGGGTGTCCCGACCCCTCGCAGGGGACGACGGAGAATCTGTAGATGAGATCCAAATCTGCGGGTACATGGACACGCCTTGGGGTCCGCCTGAGCATGTGGTCGAACGCATCCGCAAGATGTTCTCCACCGACCCCAAACTGGCTGGCTGCTTCATGAACGAGTGGTTCTACAAGGAGCCGGGTATGGAACTGTCGGGGTGGCTTTGATCATGAGCCTCACCTTCCCCCAACAGCGAGAGAACATCGAGAACCGCAAGTCTGTCTACGGTCTGGAGTGGGTCATGGTGCAAGCCTTCACCCACAACCGATCACCCGAGGACTGCATCGAGATGTTGCTGGAGACCGAGCAAAGCATGATGGCGATCCTTCGATCCCTTCAGAAGTGCAGGTCATTCAGATGCTCACCGACCCACACGCGGGACTACCAACAGTGGCGTTGGTGGACTGACCGATTCGAGTTCAAACTCAGGTGGGTGCAGGCGACAGGACAAGCGGACAAATACTTCCAAGCAAAGGAACAACACCAATGAACTTCATCAAAGAGAAAGCAATGAACCGCCTGCTGGAATCGCTGGCCGACATGCCCTGCACCAGGCCATCCCCACACGGCGTGCATTGCACCGGGGGTGGGGAGTATGCCTGCCACCGATACGAGTACCCGGACAGCAACGGTGATGGGTACGACGTGCATGCCCGGAACCGAGAAGACGCTCAGGCCATGTACGAATTGCAGGACATGATCGACTATGACGACGAAGAGATCGTGGACTTGTGCGAGCAGCCGCTCGGATTGCCTGAGCCTGCGTACCATCAGGACCCTAACTGGGACAGATTCCCTGACGGCAACTTCCCGCAGCAAGTACCCTTCTCAATCAGCGAGCGGGACATGATGCTCCGCCTGTTCGATGGGTACTACGCAAGGCTTGAGGCTGACGTGCGTAAGTTCTACGAACACATCGAGGAGATGCACTCCGGTGACTTCAAGTTCGCAGCGGGTCGTGTCCTCAAGATGTACCAGATTCGCATGCTGCAATTCAAGCTCAAGAAACTGTCTGCCCACTGGCGTGATTGGAAGAAATGTAGAGAGCAAGACGATATTGCAGAAGCCAACGCATTGAATGAAGACTTTCGTAAAGGAGAAATCAGATGACCACCACTAACGAGAACACATCAAAGCCTTACCTTGGCCTGCGGGTCAGCCAAACCATCCTCGATCAACTGGATGTGTGGGCCGAGCATGAGGCAGCACGGATCATGGAGGCTGCTGGCGGAGTGGAGATTCTTTTCTCCCGAGCTGAAATCGCACGCAGCATCCTGATGAACGCCATCAATCGTGAGATGAACGATGGCACAGACCTGGGCAAACAGTTGGCAAAGATTGCCAGCGTTGGCCTTGCTCGACCCGAAGGGGCTGAGTAAACTCCCCGAACTACTTTGGTCGGTAGTTCTCTCCGAGGGGGGTGTTCGCACGCCCTCCTTGGATTAGCCCCCTATAAGGCCCGCATTGCTTTATTGCGGAGGGGGCGACAACCCACCCTTCGCTTGGCGGCAGCATCCACCCGCTGCCGTCAGGCTTAGCCCAACCGGGCGACATCTAAGGAGATACCAATGACCGATCCAAAGTATGGGGTGTATTCCCCTGACCAACTATCAAATTCTGCATACCACGCCATCGGTTTGCCTTGGGCATCAGCCCACCGCTTGGCTACGTTCTCAAGATGGGGCGCAGCCACCGTGACGTACGGAGTGGACAACCCTGAGCCACCATCCAGCGCCATGGTGTTGGGCTCTGCAATGCACAGTCGCATACTGACCCCGAAGCATTTCAAGAACGAGTTCAAGGTGTGGACTGGTGACCGACGCACCAAGGTCGGCAAAGAGCAGTGGGCTCAGTTCCAACTGACGCTGGGCCAAGCTGAGGTTCTCACCAAAGACCAAGCCAATCAGGTGGACGCCATGGCTGACTCGGTCTTCACCCACCCGACACTTGGGCCAATGGTCATGGACTCGATCACGCACGACAGTGCGGAGCAGTCCATGTTCGCTGACATCAACGGGGTCAACTGCAAGGGTAGGATCGACGCCTTGTGCGACACGCCCATGGGTGTATGCCTGCTCGACCTGAAGACCAGCAGTCGTTCACTGTCCGTCGATGACTTGGTTCGGACGTGTGCCAACTACGGGTACGTCGAGCAACTGGCCTTGTACCTGCGGCTCTGCACCGAGTGTGGCATCAATGTCCACCGCGTCATGATCGGATTCGTCGGATCAAACCCACCATACCCCGTGCGTGTTTGCGAAATCACAACGGATTGGCTGGATGCTGCGTCCAAAGTAAACGATGTACGACTTCACGAATGGAAGACTGCGGACTGGGACTGTCCCGAAGACCACGTCGAACCAATCGCTGATCTTGAAATGCCTGCATGGTATGGGAGCAATGTGGAATGATTACTCTGATCTCAATTGTCATCGGCCTGACCGATCTCACCAAGTACGAAGATGCAACGTGGCTCGTTGAGTCCAGCCGCAAAGAGGGAATGATCTGGGGAGACCAAGGCCGCAGCCTCGGCCCTCTGCAAATCTCCAAAGCGTGCTGGCAAGATGCCTTGGAATTTGACCCCAGCATCGGCGGGACATACCTTGACTGCCAACACTTGGACTACAGCATCAAGATCATGCGAGCTTACCTCGCCCGCTACTGCACCGAGCGGAGACTCGGTCGGAAGCCAACTGACTTTGACCGTGCCAGAACCTGGGTCGGTGGACCCCGTGGACCATGGCGTGAATCTTCTATCCCCTACGCTAAGAAAATCATGGGAGCAATGAAATGACTGCACCGAAACCAATCATCCAAAACATCAAAGGCAAGGACTACGAAGTCGTTGCCAGCCGCCTCGCTCGGTTCCGCTACGATCACCCTGAGCGTGCCGTCCTGACCGAATGCATCCACAACGGTGAAGAGCGAGTGGTGTACAAGGCCACCATCTGTGACGAGAATCACTTGCCCATCGCAGTCGGCCATGCCGAGGAGTACCGCAATGCAGGCATGATCAACAAGACCTCGGCCACTGAGAACTGTGAGACATCAGCCATCGGTCGTGCCTTGGGCATCTTGGGCTATGATGTCTGCAACTCAATCGCTTCGGCTGATGAAGTCGAGCGAGCGATCTCTCAACAGGACTCTCGTCCTTTCTCTTCGTCTGCCCCAGCCCCCGCCGCTCCCTCCCACACGCCTGCACCACCTCCAGCAGGCTCAGGGGGCGGGGCAGCAGGAGATATTCCTCCGGGCCACAGACTGGTTGAGCTTCGGAAATACTTTGAGAACGAAACCTCCAAGGGCAAGCCATACATCAAGGCGTTTGCCAAGGTGGATGGTCAGGACATGGACGTGTACGTCTGGGATGAATTCAACTTGCAAATCATCAAGGACAACTGCCCAGGCCAACTCGCTGCAACTGGTGAGTACGAAGAGTTCCGAGGCAAGACACGCTTCAAACTGGCTAACGCCCAGACCATTGAGGCAGCACCTGCACCACAGAAGGGAGCATTCGATGACTCAGAAATCCCATTCTAATGCGATCTTTGAATTGACCATGAGCCCTGCTTCGGCTGGTCAAGTGGCAAAAGGGATCAAGTGCTTCTTGATCAACCCGCATCCTTACATCGACACCTCTGAACGTCACCGTGACATTGCAGTGGACTTGCTTTGCAGGATCACTGAGTACCTTGCCAGTGACCTCCGCACCAAATTCTTCTACTACAAGCTGTACACCCAGATGGAGAAGACCTTGCTGGCGGACGTTCTGAACCACGGCATGACTGAGGAGACCAACAACAAAGTCATCGACCACATCAGGGAGCAACTCTTTGGTGCGGGCGACGACCGCATGTATGACCATGCAACGAGCGTGTGATGTCTTGGATCAAGATGCGTACAAATTTGAGAACGGACGGACGTGTCCGTCGAGTCGCTCGCCTTTGTGACATCTCCAAGGCCGAGTGCATCGGCCACCTCTTCGTCTTCTGGTCACTTGCCGACGAGCATTCCACCGATGGCGTGCTCAAGAACTGGGACAAAGAGTCCGTCGATGACGAGACTTGCCCCGGCTTCTTCAACGCTTTGGCGGAGGTTGAGTGGGCAGACACAACCCCAGATGGGGAGGTGGTCGTGCCTCGGTTCTCGGATCACAACGGGCGGTCAGCCAAGACGCGGGCTCAGGGAGCGTCCAGAGCCGCCAAGTACCGGGCAAGGGCGGAAGCCGTCATGGAGTCCGCAGCCCCTGAGAAGCCATCTGAGCCCCCGCAGGAGGATTCTGGTGGTAAGATCGGGTGGTATGCCAAGCTCGATGCCATGGGTCTGGACAAAATGCAGTCCATTCAACTGGTCAAGCGTGTGTTTGACGATCACGGAGAGCAGGGAGAGCAGTGGCTAACCAAGGTGACTGAGACATGCAAGACCAAGAGAAGCCCGATTGCGTACCTCAAGAAGATCATCAGGAACGAGTACGGTCTCTGATCTTCAACGTGCATGGACGGCCTGTCCCCTTGCCAAGACCTCGTGTCTTCAAGGGGCGGGCAGTGTCCATCGTGAACCCCAAAGCAAGAGCCTGGAAGGGAGCGGTGTTGGCGGCTGCGGAGCAGAAGGCAGCGGCGTGTGGATGGACACCGTCACACCGCCCCCTCCGGCTTGAGCTTATCTTCACCTACCAGAGACCCAAGAAGCACTTCGACAGCAAGGGTCTAGTGAAAGAGAACTACCACTCAGCCCACATGGTCGGGCGTCCCGACATCGACAACCTTGCGAAGATGATCATGGACGCCGTCAATGGCGTCCTTTTTGTTGACGATTCTCAGGTGGTCTATCTGTCCGCTACGAAGCAGTACGCCTCAGAAGACGGGGTACACCTCACGCTCACCGAGCTCTAGCCGCCTTGCGTTCCTCACGCTTACGAGCGCCCTCTTGACGGGCCTCTCGGAACACGGCCTTGAACTCATCGCTGAACTCGTTGCCTGACTCGGCACTGATGTTCATCATCTTCCTGAGTTGATACTCGGCAGACCGAAGCTCGGCTGGGCTGGCATCGGTGAACGCCGCCTCCAGAAGTTTGAACGGCTGGCCGATAGGCAGACCACCAAGCAAAGCAACGTCGGTGAACAATCGCTCACGAATCTCCGCCGCCCTGTCTGGGTCATCTTCGCCAAAGTATTTGAAAGCACCTTCACCAATGTTTACAACGGTGTCAACACCAACAGGAATCAAGGAATCAGACAAGTAGTCAGTGGTTCTGCCGAAATCCACGGGTCTGTTCTCATTGCTGGCCTCGATCGTCTCAGCGATGATGCTTGCCACCTCACGGCTGGTGATGAATGACAACAGGGGGAACGGGCTGGCACGGACGATGCCCTCCTCGATGAACATATCCAAGACACGGTCGGTTGCTTTTTGTTTGTGCAACTCCGCGAGAACTTCCTTCTTCTCGTCTTCGTCACCGATGACGCTGGCAAGCAGCATGTTCCAGAGGTAAGTCACGCTCACGTTGATTGCGGCGTTGCCCCCGATGAAGACAGCGGCCTTCTTGGCGGTGTCACCGCTTGCCAGCTTGGAGCCAGGCTCATACAACCGCGAGTATGTCTTCATTGGGTCAGACGTAAACGCCAGCAAACTGGAGAGATACCCGCCTTCGGTACGCAGTTTGGCTGTGACGTTTGAGTCATCGAGCGGTGACGAAGTGTTCTGCGTCCTGCGGATCGCTGTCTCAGCAGCAAGGATTGAATCAGGTGACGCCTCTGTTTCACCTCGCTTGTTCATCTCAGCCTGCACAGCAGTAGCCACGATGATGCGATCCAAAAGTCTCAAGGTGGGAATAGCTCGCGGCAACCCAGCCAGCGAACTTCTTGCTTGGTTCAGGTGTTCAATCGAACGACCCATGTTGCCTGACATAGCGGCCTGACCAGACGCAATGATGTTCCTCAAAGTATCACCCACGACGTTGTGTAACTGGGCAATGTCAGCGATGCCGGCAGACCCATCATCACGACTGAACACCACTCGGCGATCTACGGCGTTGCTGGAGTCACGATCCCACAGATACCCAGACTTCTTGGACACCTGATCTTGAAAGAACCCGCCAAAGGTACGGCCTGCAACCATGCCCATGACTTGCTTCAAAGCCCCCGCTACTTCCTTCGAGGAGTATTCAGTTTGCAAAGTGTTGAGGCCACCGAACAGAATGCGTCCCCAAGTTGGCGGGCTCATCACCAAGATGCCACCCACAACAGTGGATACAAAGCCAAGCGACGGGTCGGATACTGCTGGCAAGACTCTGGTGGCATAGCCGACGTGCTTGAGAACCCTGTCGTAAGCTTCACTGCCAAACTTTCTGGTGATCAGTTGACGGACCTCGGGACGTGTAATCGTAGACCAGAGGGTGCGAACATCCTCGGCCATGTAGCCAAGCTCCAACGACTTGTCCATGTGGTCGAAATAGTCTCCAGCAAAGTCAGATACGACAATCGAACCAGAGGCAGATCGCTGCTTGGTGAACCCAGCGTTCTCGGCAAAGATGGTGGCGACACCACCTCTACCCTTCTGCTCGATCTCCTCAAGGCTTGTGATTCTTGTAGTGACCTCGGATGTTCTGGGCTCATAGCCCGCAACCATTGGAGGCACGTTGCCTGTGATGCGGAAGAGAGCAGCCATTGCAGGGTTGCGAAGATCCTGCTCTCGGGCATCCTTCATGTCTGCAACCAGCTGCTTCAGGTGTGGTGGCGCCGCCTCGCGGATTGCAAAGATGTCACTGATAAGGTCAGGTCCGCTCACCGGTATTGCTGAGCCCTTGTCCCCGACCCGAAGTGACAGCTTGCCTCGCCGGCCAATGATGTCCAACGTCTCATTGTCCATTGCAAGCAACTTCAAGAACTGACCGAGTGTGATCTCGTAGTTCTTGCCGCCTAGCCTGACGGTATGCTTCTCGGTGTTGATGCGGCCTCGGGTGTTGGACGCACGAGCCCTAAAGTCTGCCAAGTCACGGAAGCCTGCACGCCGGACCGCAGCATCCAGCTTCTCCATGTGGTCTCGCCTTGCCTTCAGCATTCGAGACTCGGCGCGGGTCAAAGCATTCCATGCTCCGCCCAGTCCAAGAATCTTCAGAGTGGACTGCAAGTCAAGCCCGCCCCGCTGGAAGGTCATGAACATGCTTGTCGTGACCTCACCAGTTGCTGTTCTTTCACGGTCAGACCTACCGGAAACGGCATTTTCAACCAAAGTTTGACCGCGTTCAATGGTCGCAATCTGTTCAGACTTGGCTTCTTCCATGGCGATCCGGTCGTCTCGGTACAACACCTCGGCCTGGCTCAGCAGCTCGTCCAGAATCTGTGCGTTCTCGACCATCTCAGAAACTTCCTGATCAGTCTTGGGCAGTTTGCCCTTCTTCAAACCTGGCAGACGACCCGCAGCGTAGATAGATTTGATACCCGTTCGAGTGTCGTCGTCCATGTTCCGACCCAAGAGCTTCTTCATCCTCTTCTCAAAGCGGTTGACCTTGTTGGCGTGATGGTCTACCAACGCACGGCGAAGGACTTCACGTTCAAGCTTCAACAATGCCGCTTCAGTTCGGGCGTTCATCAACCTCTTGGTGAATCTTGGACGTGACTCTTTTTCCAGATTCTCTTCGATGAACTTCAACGTCTCTCGCTTGGCGTCTGCAAGACGTACGCGCTTGGCTTTGAGGTCAGCTTCACGACGGCTCATCTTCCGCATCTGATCTCGAAGAGCGGCCTCTTTGTCGGCACGAGCAATCTCTTCTTGGATCTTGGCGCCCTCTTCAAGACCACGGAGGGCAGCGATGTCCGGCCTAGTTCCCTCACGAGCAGCCAGACGCTGCCGTTCACGATCCATGATCACGTCCAGAGCAGTCTTGAAAGCCCCGGCTCCACGCTTCTTGCCCATGCGTGCTTCGATGGCGGCACGTTCTCGGGCGGACTTTGTCATTGGTGTCTTCTTCGGACCCTTGCGGCTGCGAGCAAACACAAGTGGAGACACATCTGAGTCCGTACCCACCACACCAGCACGTTGTTCTCGAACAGCGACCGAGTCCTGGGGCTGATTCTTGAGAACCCGATACGCACCAGACAAGGCGACCTCAAGCACAGACAACTGGCTTCCGTGGTTCGTGGTCAAGCTGTCCTCGGGTAGCCTCAGCAACTCTTCGATGGCAGACAGTTGAACCCGCAAAGCTGACTGCATCTCAGGGACCAAACCTTGTTGATCTTTTGCCACGAGACTGGATGGGACACGAGCCAAGAAGTCTTGCGTATCTCGATCAGTCATGGCATGAGCCACAAACTCGTCAAGGTTGCTCACGTTGTAGTCACCCACACCGCCCTTGTCGAAGTCTGGAGAGCGGTGATACACCAACGCATCAAGGTATGCCTCACAGATCGCACGCATCCAAGGCACAGTCTCTGACGGGTCTTTGTCCAAGTATGCTTCAGCAGCAAGTTCGTCGGAGGCTTGCGGAGCATCACCAGCTTGGGACTCAAACCGTTGGTCGAGGCTGCTCATGTCCATTCTGGTCTTGCTCTTGTAGCCACCCAGCACACGGGCAAGTTCGTCTCTGATCGCAAGGTTGGTTCTAGCATGAACCACCTCGTGCAACAAAGTCTCAACTCCGCCCACGGCATCAACACCGTACGCAGCACCGGCGCCGTAGAGTTCTGCTTTGGGCGCGAAGTATCCTGATGGACCGATACAAAGACACCCCTTCTCCACCCAGTTGTCTGGCAATGAACCATTGACTGCGTTTGGCATAAGAGCTTGAGCCCTTCTCTTTTTGCCCACGGCAGGTCGAGGTTGACTCGCGGCTGTGTCGGCCTGCGTGTCTCTCATAGGCGGAACAAACACACCCATGTAGCTGCCTCGTTGCTGGGTATCAATGGGCATATCCAAGTCCATGCCCAAGTCAATTAGGTGGTTAGCCAAGGCTTTGGATGCTTCGTTGCGGCCACCCTGAGAACGGACAATCCGAAGGGCTACACCCTCGATCACAGCGATGTCATCAGCCATCTCTGGAACCAGCTCCCGAAGACGGTTCATACGAGCCTTGATACTGTCCTCGGGGTTCATCGCGGCGACGATGTGCAACGCTTCACCAACCGTGGTTGCCTTCTTGATTTTGCTCCAGCCATAGTCGTTGGCATTGATCAGCAACGTGTGGGCAATCTCAGGAGAGGTACGAAGTATGACTTCACCCGTACCAAAGTGAGCCCCCAAGTCGTCAACTTTGCCGGATGAGATGAGTTTGTCCAACACCTTCGTGGCATTGTCATTCACCCGCATCATCAACTGGTGTTCGTTTGTTCGCTGCTCTACGTCTACACCATTGCCAAACCCTTCAGAGTCAGCAGGGACGACGTGGACGCTAAGCTCACCTACCCTTACGCTTGGTCTTCGGCGTCGGGCGAACTGGGGGTTTCCGGGGAAGTCTTTCTTGATTCGCTTGGCGACGGAGTCATTGGCTTCCTGCTGTCTTGTGCGGAAGTCTGCTCGGTGGGCCTGGGTGGAGTGTCGAAGGTGATGAAGCCTGAATGCTTGACTTCCTCCAATAGCCTTCGCTGCTCTTGCTTGCTCATCTTTTGGCAGTTTGGCGAGACGCCCATAAACTTTGCGGACGACCTTGGCCCCTGTACTGTTCTCTTCACCCTGGCGGGCAACAGCCGCTGGCGCGAGGAGAGCAAGTTGTTCAGCTCTTGTAGGAGCGATTCGTAAGATGACTTCTCGTTGTCCTTTGCTGAGAGCTCGGAATCGCTTGGGTTCTGGTCTTGCGTTGTCATAATCATCCCTTGCCTTTGCGGCATCTTGACGGGCTAGTCGTCTTTCGGTTCTCTTCTGATCCACCTTAGCATCAAGATCAGTCGTATCTTTTCCGGCGTCCCTCGCCTTATTCCGTCGAAGTATAGCATTGTCGTACTGGGTATCGACACGATCTCTCTTGCTCTCCGCTTTTTCTTTGGCGGTTTTCAGCTTGGCTTGCCGCTTTGCAAACGCCTCGTCACTCTCCATCTCGCCAGTGGGGATGCCATCAAAGAACGTGCCAGAATCTATTTCAGTTTCCGCAGACTGAAGAATGATCTCATCCTCGGCCCGAGTGATATCGGACTCGGTCGGTGCAGTCTGACCGTCAGGATACAAGTTGTTCCATGAATCGCCAAAGACATAGCTGAAGTCGCTGTCCAAACGAACCCCATCTGCGGGTGTGTTGATGACAGCTTGAACCGTAGGAATGACTTGACCAATAGCGGTTTCGATTTCGGTGTTTGTCTGCTGATCAGTCTCTGCAAAGTCGTTGAAGTTTGCAAAGATGATGAGCGTTCCGTTTGACACGGGTTGCACAAGTGGTGTGACGTTAGGGTTGCTGATGCCTTGCTGGATAGCAGCGACTTCAACGTTGGTCACAACGTGTCCGCGTGTGAACACGACGGTCACACCCAGACCGTCTGGTGCTCCGTCAACATCGGTCAAACGGTGGGATGCCGCAGCCTCTTGGCCAAGGGACACCGACAAGAAAGTGACTGCATCTACTGCATCAGACACTGACCCACCGGGGACCACGACGTTGACTACGTTGTTGAGAATCAAGTTGCCTTCGGTGTCTGGGTATGCACCAAGTGGACCGTTGACTACCACCCCGCCATCAAGACCAGTTCCAACCTGTGTCTGACCGGGCGAAGAAGTTCTCATGTGAGTCAAAGACGTGGCCGCAGATGACAGAGACATCGTTGGATTGACTGATTTGTTCTGAGTCGCTGCCGCAAGGTCTTGAACAAGTGTCACGTTTTTAGTGCGGCCTGGGGTGACGGTTGCCTTTCGGCCACCTGATCCGACCTCGACAGGTCCCTTTGACAACTGGGACCGCTTACCCGAGTTTGTAGTTCCTCGGACAAGGCCAGTGCCAGATGGGTCAATGACAACCTCAAGCATGAACGCCGCGTTGTCGATTTGCAAAGCTGCTTCCAACATTTGTTGGGCGCTTATGTCTGTGCGATTTGCCGACAACGTGGCTAAGAAGGCATTGTTTGGACCGTACAGTTCAGCCAACAACTTCCGAGACAGCTCTTGTATTTCTGGCGATGAGTTTGGATTTACCGCAGTGCCAAGAAGGAACTTGCCAATGTTGTTTGCTCTTCGTCCCTCAACCGTAGCTTCGGTCGCTACTTCGACGGTCGCTTTGCCGCTACCCTCTCCACGGAAGAATGCCGCTGCCTCCAAGATGTCCTCGACTTTGGGGTCAAGGAAAGCGTCCTTGGTCATGGTGAGAACACCGTCAACCTTGGTCGCCAGACCCGCCTCGTAGGCTTGTTCCAAGAACTCATCTAAGCTCTCCGAGAACGTGCCAGTGTCATCACCACGGGTAGACCACATGACCGCTTGCAACTGCCAAGGCCGGAAAGGCTCGACAGCCATAGCTTCTTGTGGGGTCAAATCCTCGCCGCGTGCCAACTTGGCTCGGGCGTCAGCAGCTTGCTGTGTCTGGCTTGCCTGCTCATTGACATCTTGAGCGACAAGACCCAAGAAGTCTGACATCAGTTCGTACACCAATGGGTCGGCAAACGCCTCCTGAGGAATACCGAAGAACCGTGCCATGATCACATCAAGCGTGGGCAGTGGCACAGAGTCAGCCGTACCCATACCCAAAGCCAATGTGTTGTTGAACGATCCAACCTTAAATTGGCCTGGGGCATCGCCATACTCGCCGGCTTCAGCTTCAAGAACACCCTTGGGCTCCATGACGGACACGTTGGTCGGACGCCCAGCGATGTGAGCAGCGATCAAACCAAGAGCACGTCGCAGGTTCTGGCGGACGTTGGTGCGGGGAGATGTCGCAGAGATAAACTGTGACACCACCGTGGACAGTGACGGGGCTCCCTCCATGAATGGGAAGGCACGGACCAAGTCCTGACCGAAGGCTTCATACCAGAACCGTTGAGCCCAGCTACCGTTGATGGCCGTGTTTACGAAGTTGGCGTTTGGGGTGCGGTATGATCCATCAGCCGAGTAGGTGACGGTGTGACGAATGATCTTGTTATCGTCATCAGACACGTCTGGTTGCGGTGGGTTTGCAGCGACGGCAGCTTGATACTCTGCCTCGGTCATCACGCCCCGAGCGTCTGGACGGATACCAGTCCTCGTGCTACCGATGTCGAACTCAGCTTCTGGTTTGCCTTTGACCTTCAGTGCGATTGAAGACTTTGCACGATCAACTGCATCTTCACCGTGTCGCTCACGCAGACGATCCTCGGCCTGAGACATCAAATCATCGACCCGGTCTTGGGTCAAGCTCACGCCATAATCAATGCGAGTGGCTCGGACACGCTCGATGTCCTCTGGCTCGTTCTCGTCAAACGTAGCGAAGCTGTTGCCAGACGCCATACGAAGTGGCTCGCCTGGGCTGAGGTTGACCGGAGATCCACCTGTCCTTGACGACTCGGGTACTTGTTCACGAACGTCATGCACCGTCACGTTGCTTGGTGCTTTGCCATAACCGCGAGGCTTAGCTTTGCGATCCCGAGCAAACATAGGACCGTCAGCCGTGGGCTCGGTTGCAGGATCAGAGGGGGTAGCGGGTGTAGAGTCCGGGCTCGTGCCAGCTGCTGCTCTTGCTGCTTCAAGACGAGCCTCCAGTGCAGGACCTGCGGCTGCTACGTCTTGGATAGTAGTATCCGCTTCCCCTGACAGGGCAGCACGTCCGGCAATCCCCGAACGCTTGTCTGTGTTTGCAGCTTCAAGAGCAGCAATAACTTTAGTCGCCATCTTGGCTTCCGCCCCAAGCAAACCAAGTGCTGCAAGACGCTGTGAGATTGGACCTTCGAGAGCAGCTGCACCCTCTTCAACTGTTTGTGCGGCGCCCTCAAGTTCGACACGGGCGGACACGGCCTCTCCAACGAGCACGCCTGCTTCGGGAGTGGCAGGTGTACCAAAGAGAACAGTCTCCCCCTCTTTAGCCTCGGCAGGCTTTTGGCTCTCAACTCGTGCAAGAACACCAGCAGCCGCTGCATCCAAAGCCCCACGAACAGGTCTTTCAGCCGGATCAAGAGCTTCGGCAGCTTCAGCTTGCGCCATCTCCGCACGGGTATAGCGTCGGAACCCTTTGTATACGTTGAGGTCGCCCATCAATCCACGAATCTCTTTGTAAAGAGTTGGGTCAAGATGTTGAACCATATGAATAATTTCGTGCAATCCGTACGCAAACATCAGCGTCTCGTTCGTTCGCGAACGCTTGCCGGTTTGACGCATCCGTCTGATGTAGATCGTGCCAGCAGACTCGTTGGTGTAGAAGGCAGGAGCGCCGCCCAAAGCTGTGCCTTCACCACCTTCAAAGAAGACGACGTTAGTGGCGCCAAGTTTCTTTAGTCGCGCCGCAGTTTTGGTTTCCGACTCTGTCTGCTCGTTCTTCTTTATCCTTCGAGCAGGAGTGATGTCGCTCTCGCCATCTACCTTCGCCTGTGGCTTTCCACCGTATTTTTTGAGCACTTGGTCGGGTGTTTTACGCCCAACACTCATTATCTTGTTGCCTTCGCCATCAACCATGTCACGAACTTTGACACCTTCTCGTGCCTGTTCGTCAACTGTTTCAAGCAACTCAAGTACCCGGGTGTGCTCTTGAAGATCCAAGTTGATCTTTTCAGCTTCTGCAATCGCCTCGTCTGCTGCTGCTAAATGACCGGCCTTGGTGTCTTCTGAAATACCTTTGCGATTTGCAAGTTTCTGACGACGTTCAGCTTCAGCCTGGGCTGCATCACGAGCCTCTTCCAGCTCTTTTCTGTTCTTACGTCTTTCTGTCAGTTCTTCGGCCCGGGCCGCGTCATCTTTGTTGGTGAACAAGCCAAGCATGGATCTATCGCCACCAAGGTTTGCTTCGTTCAACCGTTGAGCAACCTCTGGCATCACACGCTTGGCATCACCACGCACCTGCAACTCTTGGATGGCTGAGTCAAATACTGCCGTACCACCCTTGACTGTGCCGCCGGCAATCGCACCGATAGCAAAGGATCGAGCGGCGCCTTGGATTGTGTCCATGCCCTGAAATCTGTCAATGTCAGATGCACGTCCCGCGATCATGTCTTGGAGCTGCCCGACTCCCATGTTGACCACTTCAGCACCCAGTTCTTGCGAACCCTCTGCAAGTGCTCCGCCACCAACAGTCGTGAGTGCCGAGATAGAACGACCCTTCAAGCCCCTGAGAGATTGAAGGTCCTCTAGCTTGTCAAGGGTCAGTGCTAACCTGCCGGCGTCATCTGCCTTGCCGAGAAGTCTGCCACCAACGCCTTTTACAAGTTTGCCGCCTGTCCTTTCCAAAACGATTTCGGTTGCAGCCATTGAGAAGCCACGGGTGTTTGCTTCAAAGCTGTCAAACTCAAGAGCTTCTTGCCCACGCCTCAAACGTGCTTGGTTGGCAACAGCTTGATCGTGCATTGACTCGTAGTACCCGTTGTCATAGCTACGCAAGAACAGACGACCAAGGCCCACAAGGCCACCGATCTTTGCACCAACAACCGTACCTACACCGGGGATGATTGAGCCAATGGCTGCGCCAGCAGCAGCTGACCCGCCAACCTCAGACGCCATCTGCCCCAAGGTGAAGCCAGTCTGCTCGCTAAAGTCTGTACCAGACGCAGACGTAGACGCTTGCTGCCTAGCCATGAAGTAGGCTTCAGCTTCTTCGCCTTCAAGCCCAGTAAAGTTGAACCCGTTTTGACCAAGCTGAATGAACAAATCATCAGTGGACTGAGCGAAGCCTGCGACCAAGTTGCCGAAGAATCCATCAGACGCATCGACTTTATTCTCACGAAGGGTTCGCTCGTAAACGTCGTAAGCCTCTTTGTCACGAAACAACCCTGGCAGCAGTGTTTCAGTTGCAGTTTTTTCTCGACGAACCTGTTCCTCATCACCCGCCCCGTAGCGATAAGTTCTTCGCGGCCCGCCAGAGACGGATCGCAAGTGTGCATCAATAGCTGATTGGATTGGGTCTTTCACTTGGGCTTAGTCCATCATGGGGCCTTGAGGCTCTTGAATCTCAACTGTTTCTCGCGGAGCGTTAGGGTCTATAACTGGTTGAGGTGTGCGCCGACCTCCCACCGTACGATCTCCAACGCTTGGGAACGTAACACGACCATCAAGAACCACCGCACCATGATCTGATCTAAGGGCTGCGTCGAAATCACTAATTTCAAATCTCGTTGCAAACTGAGTCATGACCTGCAACATCTCTTGAGAAACTGGTTCGTTCGAGTTTGCAAGCTCACGAATCTTCTGAACAACCTGACGGTCACTCATTGAGCTTGCACCTTGAACGCCAGCGATGCGAAGAGCTTGACGACCGTACTGGTAAGCAGCCGCTTCTCGTTCGTCATATGTCGATTCGTTTTCGTTAAGATCACGGAACCCGCCCTGTGGAATAGCCCGGTCAAGAAGTGGGTCAAGAGACCTCGTAATCTGATTACTTGTTCGTTGTTCCAGACGTTGAATCCCAGTTTCCAGCAAAGATCCGTCACCGCCAATCAACGATGCACCGACAGCGGTAGCATACTCTGGGCTAAACGGCGTGATCCGTGCTGCTGCCTTAGACAGACCACCCACAAAAGTGGCGAAAGCCGGATCAGTGGTGTAGTCGTACGAGCTGTCTTCTGCGATTTTTTTACGAAGGCCAACAAGTGATTCTCGCAGATTCGTATCTGCCAGCACAACTTTCAACCCAAAAGATTCCGCCATCTCATCAGGGCTGACGTTGCTTTCCCAATCAGCGCCCCGTGCGGCCTCACCCAAGAAAGCCAACCCTGCGCTAAGAGTAAGCACCCGAGCTTTGTCTTGAGCTGAAGCACCTTGCTCCACCTGTAAAGTCAAATTCTGTTGAGTTTGAGCCAAACGTCGAGCCACTTGGTCATTGTGAGTCTGATCTCGTGCTGCTTTGGCAGTTTCTTCAGCAGCCTTGATTGCACGCATGTCTGTTCGGTCAAAGCCAAGCAAGGTGGTAAGCACCGACGCTGGGTTGTCACCGTTGAACTCATTTCGGTACAGTTGGGCAGCAGCTTCAGAGAGCCCGCCCTCTTCGACCAGCCCGCTCAGTAGAGCATCGAAAGACCCTCGGTTTTTTTCACGATACGCGTCTCGGTCGTTTGCTCGCAACATCTTGGCAACGATCTCACGACGCTTTGCTTCGCGGGTCTTGATGGCGCTGAGCATAGTTCCAGCAGTCACGTCTACGACCATGCCGTTGGGGAGCCTGGCTACTGGCGATCCGTAAGCTGTGCCAAAGTCGATACCTTCAAGGCCCCGATACGTTCCGTTTTCAAGTGCCGACAAAGCATCAGCAGAAGACAACTTGCCAAAAGCTTGGGGGTCTCCTGTTGCAATTTGCTTTGTGGTGCGGTTGGCAAACCTTTTTGCCAGCTCCAAGGATTCTGGAGTGGAACCGTATTCGTAATCTTTATCGTCAAACACTGACATCATTCAGTCTCCGCGTCGAAGGGATTAGTTTCGTCTTCTGTCTCTTCTTGGTTGCTGGCAGCATCTGAAGCCAACTTGTTGTTTGCAGCTCTTTCGTTGTTTAGCGTAGCGCCCAAACTCTTGAATGCCAGAGCCTTCATGCCGGCAAGAGCCTCTTGGTTAATCAGGGCTGTGAAGTCGTTGACAGGCTGTACACCTTCGGCAAAAGCCTTGCCAAGACCGCCTCCACTCAGACCTGCTTTGGCTCGACGCTCGCTCTCAGCTTTAAGACCCTCACTAAACCCGCTGACGAATCTAGACGAGAATCTTTGTAGAGGAGTGCCAGTCATTTGAGGAGCAGCTTTAGCAGCCTCAGCTGCGGCTCCAGCAACCTTTGCTCCTGCTGCTGCTCCTTTTGCTGCTCCGGCTCCAACCGCAGCTGCACCTTGCCCCACGGCTTGGCCTGCCGCTGCGGCTCCTTGTGCAGCCGCTTGTCCCGCTGCTGCTGCGCCCTGTCCTACAGCTGTAGCCGCCCCTTGGGCTGCTGCGGCTGCTGCTGCTACGATTTCTGCAAGTACCATTACTCTCCACCTATTCCTAGTTCTTTCAATCCAAAGTCTGCAAGCCCTCCGCCAAGACCCTTAGCAGCGCCGCTCAAGATTGCACCGCCCAAGTTAAATCCAGTACCGATGTTTTCTGCCCGTGCTATGCCAAAATCGGCTGAGCCTTGGGCCATTGATTGTCCTGCCCCAAGCAGTCCAGTCGCCATCTGTGACCCCAGTCCACTGATCGCTACGGTGTAAGCACGACGAGTGTCACTCAGAGATCGTGCCTGTTGCCCAATCAAATCAACACGCTGGCGCCCAACGTCTGCGAGAGCAGCGCCTTTGGACAGAGCCAAGCTCATCTCTTTGCCGGCAAAGTCTTCTTTCGCACGACGTTGTTCTCGTAGGCCCTCCTGCCTGTATGCCTCAATCTGAGCTGATCCGAAGCTGGTCATGCCCAAACCTGACAAGGCGCCCTGAGCAGTGGCGCGGAGTGTGGCGCCCTCAGTTGCCAGTTCGATATCTTCGAGCTCTTGACCGAACGACTCAGTCAGTTTGGCTTCAGCCCGCTCAAAGCCCTCGGCGACATTTGCAGCGACAAGGTTGTCGAAGTCGGACTTTTGCTGTTCAAAAGCAGCCTTCAACTCACCGATATCTACGGACTGAGCAGCCTCAACGTCGTCAATAATGCCCAACATAGATGCCTCAAACTGAGACATATATTGAGACATCTGTCGCTCAAACTTCTTTTGAGCTCTACGAAGGGCCGCATCGCGATCACCTTCATCTCCGAACAAGTCACTCATGAAGCCCATTATGTAACACTCCTAAATGGTCCGCCATCTTCTACGTCCACTGAAATATCTTCAATAGCGAAAGACCTGCCCAGTGCCGATACTGACACGAACAAGTCACTCGCACGAATTCTGAATCTGTTTGCTGAGTCTCGGCCCCGAGCCAGAGCACGCTTCTCACTGACCAGCCGCTCTGCAAAGTTCGATGTGGCTAGACGACCTTGGTCATCACTTTGCCGGCCAAACAACAATGTGTTGATATCAATTTCTTCAGGCAAACCAGCCACAGCATTTGTGGTGATGTACCAATTCAAATTGCTGGAGCTGATGCCAAAGAAGTCAGTGCCGTGCTTCAAAATCCATTTGCCGTCAGAGTTGCGGCTGAATGTCCAAGATCCAGGCCCTGAGAACGTAGTCTCGTTCAACACCGTGTCGCCCGTGGCGGGGGTGTACGTCCCAGCAATGCTGTTGGCAAACCCGCCCCACAGATACTTTTCATTGCCCGACGTTGGGTTGTCGTCTTTATCACCACCATCAATGGTTGAGGACCCCTCAAAGGCTGACGCTGTCTGCGCATCAAGCACCGCAGCGTTCTCATTGCTCATGGAGAATCCGGCAGCTGTACCAACAGCCTCTTGTGCTGTCTCGCCAGAAACCACCTCCAAGAAGGGACCATTCGTTGTGTCAGGGGTTCTAATGTTGCCAGAAGAGTCTCGCTCCACTTGAGCACCCAGAATGGTCCTGACCTCTTTGAGAAGCACACGTCGGCTTGGGTCACTGTTGATTGGACCCATCTGCACAGTGCTGCTGATGTCGTTCTCAGAAGCCGTTGGGTTGTGAGTGGTGATTCCGTCACCGCTGGTTCCAAAGGTTGTGCCATCCAAAGTGCCACCGTCTTTTGACAAGACAGTCTGCTCTGGCAGAGTCAAGATGTGGCCCGTGTTGGTCGTGAACCAAGGGGTTGCTCTTGTGCCTGTCATCGTTTGGAAGGACAAGATATTGTTGACCGACCGGATGCCTGGAGTCTCGATTCTCCATGGCCACCACGTTCCGGTATCTGCATCCATTGCGTACAGACGTGACGCACTAGCATCGTCTGTCCTAGTAACGCACAAGAACACAATCGCTCGGGACTCGTCGTACCCCATGACCACTTGAGTGTCCTCAAAGTCAGTGTTTGCAAACAAACGATCCAACTTGTCTCGCGTGATTCTTGCACCCTTTTCAACGTCAAAGGAGTTAGGATCAACGGCAAAGACGCCCTGAGTAGAGGCAATGAGAACAGCCATCTCACCGATCTTGGTGAACGCTCTCGGGCCAAGGCAACCGATGGAACGGCTGATTTGACGGAACGTAGTATCCGAGAAAACCGGATCATTGGTCAGAATAGACATGGAGTTGGCACAAGCAAAGATCAACCCGCTCGATCCGACTGGGATCAACGCCTTGATGTTGTCGCCAATCTCACCAAACTTCGTGCCACTTGTACCAGCAAGAGCGCCTACGTTGGCAGTGTTTGAGCTGATGTTTGGAATCCAGTTGAACGCGTCACCAATCCCTGAGAAGAACCAGTTAGTTGGGTTTGAATCAATGCCGGCCAGAACCAGTCGTGCATTGAATACTTGCAACAACTTGGCTCTTTTGGTTTGGCTCTGTGCTGTTGCCTTGACCGTGCTGTATGGTCCGATCCACTGTGAAACCTCAGGCGGGTCGAGAGCCATATTGATCTTTACATACTTGTCGCCGTCAGTGGCATAAACAAAATCGTGTGGGGTTTCACTAGGGGCAGACAGAGTGCCGAGACTTGTCCCGCCGGCGGTGGCGCCACCCGAGGTTGTTGCAACTGCTTGATGGTCAGGTGTACCGACGTGCTTGAACGCCACCATTTCCACGTTTGCCGTGGTGCTCATCACCACATCAGCTACGTTGACATCACCGTCTCTTTCTGTGCTACTGGCCTCTGCGTCTACAGTTGCGTTGCCTAAGGCGTTCAACGGCAAATTCGCAGTGGTTGTAGACGTTCGGTCATAGTTTGCGTTGAAGGGATTCATCACCGTGCCGTCAGAGTGGGTCTTTCTTGTCACTTGTTTGCAGGCGACTGGGTTGCCTGACAAGTCAGTGGCAAAGAAAGCCCCGCCCACGCAATAAACAAATCGACGCTTGAGGATTACGCCACCAGCGCCCTTGTTGACAAAAGCCTCAACAGCCGTACAACCTTGAATTTTCGCGTCCGCATCACCGATCTGAATGAAACCAGGCCGTGTACCAATCCGCCGACGACCGTCAAATGAGTCGTAAGGGAAGACGTTCATACACTCTTGTGTGTAGCCTTCAACTGCACCACGGTACGGAAGCGAGTCCGTATAGCCGTTGACTGGAACAGGAAGACGCGAGTATGCCATTACTGCGCAATCTCCTGAGCAGAAATCATTGAGAAAGTTCTAATAGCGTGAATAGCGTTACTCACACCATCGTTGTTGCTGTTCAAAGTAAATGCTGATGAATTATCATCATCTGCGTCAGCATCTTTTAGCGCAACGGTGTAAACACACGCACTGGTAGTGTTTGGTTCATCTAAAAATTGAAATGTAAATGTTTCAAGTCCACCAGCGTCCGTAGTTTCAGATCCGCCACCTTCGCCAGTGCCAGAAGCCAGTGCCTTCACCGTACCATCATTTCCAGTGCCGCCAGTCGCTAGGTTGTCGCCAGCCAAGTCAACTTCAGACCCGCCGCCAATGGTGCGGACAATCGTCGCGCACAACGCTTCAGGTCGAGTCACCTCCATAGTGCCTTGTAGGGTCACGGATAAAAGAATTTTGCTGCTCGCTGACAGGGGGGTAATTGTGACCTGTAGATCAGTCAGTTTCACAGCAGCCTGACTTGCCAAATCAGTTCCAAGTTTGTGCGACGGCACGTTCACTGATGTGTTGGCATTGGTCTGGGTAATTCTGAGTTGACCAAAATGGTTTGGAATAACCAGATTGCTGGTTCCGATAATGTTTCCAGTTACCGAAATGGGCTTGGCAATGTCGATACCGTGATCAGCAGTAGCCTCGGTGATGTCATCAACCTTGATCCCGCCGGTTGCAGTTGTCTCGCCGGTGACTCCCAGCGTTCCAGCAACGGTTGTACCGGTATCGTTGACCAATAGCTCTTGGTTGCCATTTTCGTCTTGTACCTCGAAAATCTTGGCGTCGGCATCGCCAGCACTACTGCCCTTGACTAGAAGCGCAGCCTGTTCACCCTCACCGTCTGCGGGCAGGATGGACACGTTTCCTTCGTTGTCAACAAACAGACCAGTGGAGTCACCAGATTGAGTGATGACTTCAAGCAAAGACCCACCACTGCCGTCTGCTTTTTGCGCTGCTTGACCGATGATTTGAACAACTTTGTCAGCAGTGTCGCCGTGGTTTTCAATAGTGCAAATCGTCGTATCGTTGTCGGTAACCGAGAAAATCTTGTTGGTTCCGCCGTTGTCAGTTACCTGAAAGATCGGGTCGCCTTGGGTAGACGCACCTTTCACGCTCAGCTGAACCTCGTTCGCACCACCGCCAAGTGTTCTACCGTTGCTGTCATCTAACGTGAGGAACTGGCCGGCAGCGATAGCTGTGTTGTAGGCCAGTGTGCTGGACGTAGAGTTGACGACGGCTCTGTTGTTGGTTGTGTCAATAACGATTTCGCCCGAAGCAATGTTCGGGTTGGCGCTATTAAGGTTGGCATGCGTATCTCTACGCAGTTGGATAGTTACTGCCATCAGTCAAGTTCCTTCAGGATTTTGGCTTTGAGCCAATCGACGATGGGTCGCCCAACCCACATTCCGGCGATGAAGGCCCCGGACACGACGAGCAGGGAGGCAAGAACATCAGAGAACGAATACGGCATAATTTCAAATCCTTCAGGTTGATTCCAAATACCAGCGTTGCCACCCCCACTGTCCCGATGATCAGCACCAGGGTCCACAGGTAGGTCAAGGCTTCCGCAAGCAATACATTCAGGACAATAAGTCCAACACCAGTCAGCAGAGGTATCCACCCCTTCACTCCCCGGCTGATAAAGAGCAGGACCGCCCCACTCATCAGACACAAACCCCCCGCCCAGCGGAACGGCTCCAGAGCTGCTATCGCTGGGTCGGTGGCTGCTTCTGGGCTCTGCCCCAGTTGGGGCAACGTAAAACCCAAGCCACCACCTCCAGTGGTCTGGCAACCGAGAAGCAAGAGTGTCCACCAGTAGCGGGTCATTTCTCTGTCTTTCCTTCTAACCGTGCAATACGCTGCTCTACGCTTTGGGTTCGTGTTTCAAGCAATCTTACAGCCTGATCGAGTCGATCAACAGCATGTCGCAAAGATTCGATAGCAGCCTTGACTTGGGCCGCACCGAAGATGATGCCGATCAGAATGGAGGCTGGTGTAGCCCATGCGTCGAGAGTTTCCATCACTTCTTCTTCTTTGCTTTTGTGTTTGCACGATTGATCTTGCGATCCAATTTTCTTCCAATTTTGGCAGACTTCTTTTTAGAAGCTTTTACTGCCTTCTCCACGGTCTTGAACTCCCTGCTCATTTCACCCCGCCTGCGAGCAACACGCTTTGCCTGTTTCTCAGATTTGAAGTCTTCACCAGTCTTAGTGTTGAATGAGGGGACGTTGACGAACTTCTTTCCAGAACGAACTGTGATGCCCCTTCTTGTCTCATATTCGCCGCGCTGGTTGATATAGACCCTTCGCCCACCCACCTTGTAAGGAGTGGAGCGTCTCACCGGTTTTTCATATGGGTTTCTATCTTGATACTTCATTTCTTTTTCTTTCTTCGCCGGCCACTAGCGGTGACGGCGTACTCCACACGAGAGGGTCCGGTCTTGCGAGCAGCAGCTGAACGCTTCTCAGATGCCGTCATCTTGGCCGCGACCTTGGCTGGCCGGCACGCTGGGTAAGGACGCTTGCCCTTTTCTTTGCCCGAACGTCCGCATTTCTTGCCGGTCTTGATATCCCGCCAATCTTCCTTGAACCACTTTGTCAATCCGCCTTGGGGCTTAGCCATCAGACTCTCCTCCTGCCTGTAAAGAAACAGCTAAATGTCACAAGTGGCAAGATCCCAGCCTCAGGAATGGTCGTATACTCAGCTCCCCAAATATCAGGAAAAAGGAGCAGGTCTTGACTATCTTCGGTTGTGATCCAAATTGGGACGTCTCCAGTGACGTCGTATTCTTGGAAGGTTATGACAGAGCTTTCGTAGGAATCGGAGACCAACACGGAGGCGTCGGGCAGGTAGCTACCTACAGGGTAAGCCTGATTGTCGAAGAGATTATGAGTAGGGATGCCTGCACCTTCGACGAGGCGTGGGAGTTCTTCAGTTACAACATCGCTTGCCTGTGCTTCGGGGCTAAGACTCCCATCCTGATCAATGACGTCCAAGCCCTGGGCGAGGTTGCCTCCGGGTGTCTCTCGCATGGATGTGATTGCCCCGAGTGACGAGGACAACCCAAGGGCATAGTCCAAAGTCTCTTTGCCGGCGAGCGTAGAAACAACAGTAAGAGCCAACGTCAAACGCTGGTTCTTGACGCTGATCTCTTTGCATCGGCCCTCACAATCAGAGAGCTTCTGCAATTCTTCAGCCTGTCGCTTCTCGCACGCTGGACAAGTCATGCTCGGTATCCGCCACCACGCTTCTTGTATGTGCGAACCAGCCACGCATTTGCATACGCAGATGGGTACACATCAAACTTACGCTTGGCCTCCGCCTTCACCCGGCTGTACAAAGCTGGGTTAGTGGGCTTCGGCCCCGACTTCTTTTTGGCTTTTGCTTTTGGCTTTGCCATTACTTCTTCTTCTTCCCTTTTGTCACACTCCTGAAAGTGTTCTTCTTGGGCTTTGCAAGAACTCTTGGCTTGTCTGCTTTGGTGCTCTTACCGCGTCTGAGTGACCGCAAAGCTTTGCCAAAGTTTTCTCTTTGGACGCGATCTCTGGTTTTCTTGCCCATTACTTTTTTCTTGCCACGCATTACGAACCTCGTCTTTCTTTGACGTATTGCAAAAATTCAGGCCCTAGCTTGTCGTAGTAGCCTGTTCTTTCAAGAACCTCGGAGACCCGATTGACATGGGTCAGCCGTTGTACAAACACCAACGAGTACGCCTCGTCAAGTAATTTGCCCCAGTGGTCGGGTTCTAGGTCTGGATCGTCTGGATCTTCGTTGCCAGCGATAAAAGGCATCAGGACTAGGTCCCGTTTGTCCTCCAGCAGTTCTTTGTTGATGTGATTGCACCATTCCTCTAAGCCACCAGACTGATGCTCACGGACGACAAACAAGACAACTTCGTGCTCGTCGTCCCATGAGTTAACGATGTCAATGAGCTCTGCTTCACCGCCCAGAACAACCTTGCTCTTGTCTTTGGCCCAAGCCTCAGCGGCAAACGGGCATGGCTTCATCCCGCTGTAGTGATCGTTGGGTACGTCGAGATAGTTCAAGACCCAGTTCTGGATCTCTTTGGTGACGTTCTCAAGATTGAACTGAGCAGTTGTCATACAACACCCGCCAACGTGTCTGAGACGACAGGGCCTGAAATATCAAGAACCAATTCACCTATCAAGTCCTGGTTGTGTACTCCATGCACACCAGTGGCCGCAACGAACTCTTTGTATTCGTGCGTACTCGGGAGAGTGTCAAGCCCATACTTGTCATCGAGATACGATTCTATCTTGACGCGCTCCGACTCCAGAAGAGTCCCGCCTCCCACAAGTATTTCTCCAATGTCACCATTAAGTGAGTTGCCACCCACAGCCGCTGCTCCGACATCAAACACATTGAAATTATTAATATTGGCAGTGTTGGTTGTGCCGGTCGTATCAGTTGCAGCCGCGTTGTAAAACCCATTGCAGGTAGATGAGACACGACTCGCTGTGGTCATGAAGAAATCTGTTCTAGTCCAGTTGCCAGAATTCATCGAAGGAATGTTGGTTTGACTACCAAGTCGGAAAGCAAGGGCTCCTGCCTTGGTAGAACTCAGTCCGAACGCTGAGGGCCCCTTCTCAAAAAGGAAAGACGCGCCGCCTGTGTTTGTCATTTTGCCTACTGTGGCAAACCAAATATCGCCTGTTCCTACGTTGAGATCAGAGACGACTCCGTCAGACAGAATATCGTTGGTCCCGTCAAACCGAACGACTGGCTTCCCGTTTAACTCGTTGGTTTGTAAAGTTGGTTGTCTTAAAGCCGTGCCTTGCGTCACATTTTGAGGAGTCGCTTGGTTGGTCCACGATGAAACAGAATCACCATCCGACAGGGCTGCAAGATCGCTGCTGTCTGCCTTGAACCACATGGTCAAGGTAGAGGTCAAGTTGGATGGGTTCCACTTAGCCATGATTAGTCCGAGATGATGTCAACCTTCATGACCGTGTTCGTACCAACACTGGTGGCCGTAGCCTTCATGTGAGGAGCCAAGGCAATCGTGAATGCGGCCATGTCGTTGGTCATGTCTGACGCGGTCACCGATTTGATGGTGTAGAAGTTTGTGCCATCCGAGCTCCCGAACACTGTGAGTGTCGCAGTGCTGGTTGCGATCTTGAACACCGCAACTCCGGTGATACTAGGGCCGTCACCTTGGCTGTATTTGTCTTGTAGTTTTACGGCACTCGGGGTGACATCGTCACTACTGGTGGCGTCTAAAAGGCTATGTACTCTCATTCGTCATCATCCTCGTCTTTGGGAAACTCGTCGTCTTTGAATAGGTAGTCGATTGCCATTTCTTGCAGCACACCTGCAACCACCCATTTGTTCATGTCAAACTCAATCGCGTAGTTCTCAACCTGACGCTCCAAAGTTTGCTTGAGATGTTGTGCTGCATTCAACATTTCATCGTCCTCAACTCGGCCTCCCATTCCTTCGCATTCAATCGCGAAGCTGTCTCCATCCTCGCTTCGATAATCGCCATGCCCGTCCCCCAGTTGTTCGTGTCCTTCCGAGTCATGTAGTCCGGTTTCAGGGGTCCACACGTCCCAACATTCATATACCACCAAGGCAGGGAAACCTTCCTGGTTCTCATCATCTGGGTGGGATGGACCGGTCGATGTGTGTGACCCCTCACAAAAAGGCGGTACGGGTGGCATCCCGTCGAGTTGTTCATCTGCAAGCCTTCGAGTTCGTCCGATGTCAATCCGCAATCGAACCCGTGGTAGAACACGATCTGGCCCACCTTGTAGCAGCCCTTCGAGGACTTGATGTAGGGACGCCAGTGCCACTGCCTGAACTCGCTGGCGAACTCCGTATTCATCCAGTCGCACGCCTCCCTCAAACCCATGGGTATACGCCTTGGGTCCGCTCTCTTGATGTTGTCGTCGTGGTTCCCCTCGCAAATGATCAGCCGGCAACCCGTTGGCAGAGCCTCTCGAATACTCTTCAAGAAGGCTGCGGCATGCCGATACTCGTCCATCAAAGTATGATCGCTTTCGTCGGGATGCACGGAGGCTGCGGCGGCGTCGAACACGTCGCCACAATGCACGAAGTGAGTGAGACCCGGAGTATTTGTTATCGTTTCCAATATCCATTGATGCGTCTCACTTGGGGTGTGTGGGGAGTGGGTGCAAGAAATAGCAGCAATTTTCGCAACCTCATGGCCCATTTCAACATCTCCATCTCCGTCGAGCTGCACAGATTCTCTTCTTCGGAGTCTTGGAGCAGTTGATGCCGTGCATCTTCATCTGACCAGCGGAACGCGAGCAGTACGACTTACGTCGCTTTGCACGGGCTCCAGTGGGCTTACGTTCGGTTACGGCAGTCTTGAGTTTCGACCCAGGGTTGCGACGACGGTATTCCGCAACTCCCTTCTTGGTCATACCCGCACCCTTGGCCGTGGGTCTCTTATGACCGCTACGGACACTCATGCCTTTCATGCCAGTCTTTCGGTTAGCCATTAGGGATTAGGGATATTGCCGTTGGGAAAGAATTGTAAGTTCTGATATGACGATCTTCCCCGAACCGCCAACGGCAACGGCCCGTAGTTGGGGACAGTTGTCCCGTCACGTCTCAACGCTTGGTCATAGATTGGCCCCGCCTCGATTACGGCCACACGTTGGTTGGTGTCGCCGTTCTCTCCGCCTTCAGCAAAAGCACGGATGTATTCGAGGAACAAAGCAGTCGCGGACTCGTCAACCGGCAGCTCGAAAGCTAAACCACTGGCTGATGTGGCAACGTCTGTCGAGCGTACGGTAGGAAAGTTGCGGCGATATTTGATGCCAATCACATTTGACTCGGTGCTGGATGGCGTTGGGTAGACCTCCAGCCGCAAGTCCTTCATGGTGTCTGTGCCGAATGAAGCATCCTCACGAGTTGCTGTGATGTAGAACAGGCCCTCGGTGATGTTTAGATTGCGAGCCTCGAACTCTGCAAACTTCTCTGGTGAGACAAAGATGAACTCACGGAAGTTGTTGTTGATGGCGAAAACCTTGATGATCGTGCCGGACAGAACCTCGCTCAGTGTCGAGTCCGCCGGCAATGTCACATGCTTCTGGTCTGCGGTGAAGTCCAGAGTCAGATCAGAAGATCGCTCACGCCAGGTCCAGTTGTGGTGAAACAACTGTTGACCAGCCGAGTTGATGATCTCAGCAATACGCTCGTCCACCGTGAGGCCAGTGGCCGATGAGGGATCGCCACCGCAAGCGAGGAGTACGGCAGCTTTTGCACGTTGTACGGTAATCGGCATGGGAAGAGGAGAAGGGGGCGGTAGCCCCCCTCTCCCGTGTGATCAAATGATCTTTACTCGTCAGTACCGGTGGCTGCGAAGCCAGTGATACCGTCGAACAAACAGGAAATAAGGTTGCCGTCAGAACCGCCACCTGCGGTGAGCGAAATGCCAACAATCTTACTAGCCAAGACATTGTCATCGGCTGGAACAGGATGAAGGTCCAAGTTGCCGTCGTGGTCACGGGACACACGAAGACGCTTCGACACAGCAGTCACTTCCGAATCCACTTGAACATCAACCACACCGCGAAGCACGATGCGACCTTTGTTACCAGCAGACACAGCCTCTTTGGCAACGCCAAAAAGACCGGTTCCGTCTTCACCTGGGTTGTCCGAAGCATCAGACAATTCGCAGGCAGAGAACTTGCCGCTTGCCAAGACCAGACGAACGACATCGCCTTTGGACACAGCTTCGTTGCAAGTGATGACTACAGATTCTTGAGCGAAGGCAATAGCGCCGTCGCCACCTTGTGTTGCAATTTTTACCATGGGAACAGATCCTCTCTAGGTTTAGGCAGTCACATCGGTAACGTGTGGGGCGATGATGCCGTGACGTTGACGTGAGTTTGCGATGACGTTGTACCAGCTGTCCGTGATTTGGACGTAGGTAAACGGTTGATTTGGGTGACGCATGACCTCGTGCTTCTCCATGTACCGGTTGGAGTGGAGAACAGGGGTGAGGTAATCACCGTTGATGAAGTAGAACCGAGCACCGTGCATGATCGTGTTCGCACCAAACTCAGTACCACCAGCGGCGGTGTCCAGGGTTTCACCTTGGAGCTCTGAGATTTGCTGTTGAGCACTCACATCGGCGGCTGCTTTCGGGTGAATAGCAGCGTTGTCGAGCTCGGAGACGTAGGTCAAAGGCACACCAGAGTAGGTGGGCTGGTTGTAACCGGCGTCTTGAGCAGTCACAGTCCGGTCGTTTTCGGATCGCAAAGCGGCCTTGTAAAGGTTGATACCTTCACGCGAGCACAGAATCTTCTGACGGTTGAACTGGATGTTCTCGAAGTAAGCCTCAAAGGTTGGAGGCGGACGGAACTGAAGCCGCAAGTACATCTCGTCGAATGCACCCAAGAGGCTATACACGTTGATTGCAGCGAAGTCGTTGATAGGCATCGTGCCACCGCTGGTAGCGTTAACGACATTCTTGGAACCGTTGAACGAACGGGTTCCTCCACCGGTGAACGTACCGTCTGCCCCAATGCCGTAGGCGTTGGTTGAGTCGTAGAACACGACTTCGTTGGTCCAACGTTGTCCAGTTCCAGTGGTTGACGGCGCGATACCGAGAACAGTGGTGTCTGAACCGCTGATGACTGGCAAACCACCACGGAGACCGGCAGCGCCGCCACCGTCAAGGGTGGTTTGGATGCACTTCTCAGTGATCAAAGCTGGGATCGAGTAAGGCTGCTTACCAGACTCACCTTCCATCTCAGCAAAGTTGCCACCTTGGGTTGGCTTGAAGAGTGCCTCTTCCATACCGTTGACCATGGAGGTCACCATTCGCTGTTCCTTGGAACGCTTCAGGTTCTTGTACATGGCCTTGGTAGCTTCTGCGGTGAGACCGGCTCCACCTTGCAGTTCGATTTCTGCGTCGGTGAAGGTCATGTGGTCCATCGAGAAACGCCAGTTGGCTTTCAGAGTGTCCATCACCTGAGGATTGCTGTAGGTGAAGGTCTCGTTGGGTTGATAGAATTGGAAAGACCGTGCGTCATCCATCATGAGGACGTCACGGATCTCGTTGCCACCTTGGATGGCTTGGTTCTTCTCTCGAATCAAATCACCGAAGAGGTAGTTACGCTTAACTGCTTCGTTGATGAGAACGTCAGGTCCGGTGAGATAAACCGGGCCAGTCGCCTCCATGAAATCGAGGAAGTTCTTAATGTGGGTTCCTGCCACGATAAAACTCCTTGAAAGGGACTAGCCCCTTGCGGGGCGGGATTTATCGCATTGAGGCTCGCTTCGCGTCTTCTACTGAACCGCCATTGAGGATGATGTCAAGTGCAACGTCGTCTGCTTCATCAGGAGTCAGTGGTCTTTCAGCTCGTACCGTTGTGCCTCGCGGCGGGGTGGAAATCTTAGCTGGATCTACTGACGTTCCCCTGTCTCTTGCCTCAGACCTTGGAACTCCCATAACCTCTGTGACGGCACGTTGGGCGAGGCCCTCAATGCCATTGAATTCACCTGGAGAAGATGTATAGAGCTCTGTCATCCGATCTGCAATCGTCGCTTTCTCACGCTCCGACACTTCGTCGTAATTCATGAGAGCCTGATCAATCCGCAGCTTGGCGATTTCGCCTATCAACGTCTCCACAAGTAACTTCTGCTGAGGATCTTCTGGAGCAGCAGGCGGGTTAGCCTCCGGCTCTTTGGTCTCCACTGCTTCAGTCTCGGCGACTTCCGTTGGTTCGGGGTCGTCAGGTGCGCTGCTTGGTTCCGCAGTCCGCGATTCGTCGCTTTCGGGTTGGTTGCCCTGAGCAGCGACCTGCTCTTCGAGATGACGCATCCTTTCGGAATAGCCATCAACATTACCTTGCATCTCCATGAGTGTATCAGCCCATTCCGCAAGCTGCTCTGGTGTATCGGCCAGCTTGTTTAGGACTGCCTCAGGTACTTTAGCCCGTTTGAGAGCACGCTCTCGCTCAGGAGTCAGTGTGAGATCCTTAGGTTGTTCGTCTTGTACGACGGGTTCTGGCGATTGTTCCCCAGAATCTTCCGTCTTTTTTGGTTCTTGTTGGGTGCGAGCCATAAGTTGCTCTTGTCGAGCAGTCTTTTGCTCGATAATCCGGTCAAGGATTGCGTCTTCTTCGTCTGAGAACTCTGCTTTAGTGTCTTCCGACATCAATCTCGCTCCAATCCATATCGCCCCATGATCTCTCTCTCATGTCTGCGAGAAGAAATAATGGGTTGGCCTTTTTTGTTTGTCTCACAGCCGGGCAGATTTCTTGGCATCTGTTGGCTGACGTACGGATACTTGTGAGTCACAACCTCTACCTCAGCAGATACTTGTGCGTCACTGACTAATCTTGTGAATCGTTCGCCATCACGCTCGATGACCGAACCAATCGGTGGTGCATCGGCCATACGAAAGTGGAACTCCACGATTTTTCCGTCTGATTCTCGGCTGAACTCGTACATCGGCATCAGAAACCACCTCTGCCGCGTGCTGATCGCTCTTGATTGCGCAATTCTTGCGTTGCATCTGCCGGCCCAGTCTGCATTCTGCTGCGAGCAGCCGCCTGTTGGGACGCAGCTTGGGCTTCTTTCTCTTGCATCTGAGCTTGTTGGGCCTGCTGAGCCTGCTCAACCGCCTTTTTCATCTCTTCAACGTTGAGAATGTCGCCCATATCTGGAATGTTCAAGGCATCTCCGACGATAGCCGTGAGTCTTTCCCAGTTGATGAACGGCATGGCTGCAACTTGCTGACCAACATTGCCGACAATTTGCAAAAGCTCAACCGCACGTCGCTGTTGAAGAGCTTCGCTGGTGCGTTCCATGGAATATGCCTGCACATCCAGGGTCATCTCGGCAAGATCAATACCCATCTCGCTACCCTTGGCCCGTGCCGGCAAGCCAAAGCTGGACGCTTGGGGTCCAAGTGGGATCTCAGTGTCGTCATTGACGATGTACCAAGCACACTTGTACATGGCTGAGTTGACGGCGTCTGCAAACTGGCGTTGGATGTAGCCAAGACGCAAACCACTGGACGCGGAAGCGGTGGACACTTCAGTTGCGGTGGCATCACCGCTGACCGAACCACGGATGACCTCCGACATACCAGTCAATCGGTCGAGTCGAGCCGACATGATGTTCTGGTAAGCCATCTGCTGCTGGGTCACACCACCGATTTCCAGCGGTACAACCCGGTCGCGGTCCATGTTTTCGGCAGGAACCACGAACATATCGGGCGTGGAGGCCACATCTTGGGCCATTTTGGAGCCCCGTGAATCCACCATGACCAGTCGTCGATAGGCCGCTGCGGAGTACGACATGGTCTTCGCATGGTCATTTGTCTCCTCAATCAGAGGCAAAGCCATGGTCATTGGACCTAGTGGGTACACATCAGACGGCACTGTGTAGGCTCCGAACACCGTGTAGGGGCCGCATGCGGGGCCGTAGTAGGGCTGTGGCTCGCCTGCAAGCTGTGCCGAGCCCTCTGCATCCTCTACGAGCCGGACGAGCCCACCGTGGTGTACACCGTCCTTGGCGCCTTCTACCTCCAGCTCAGGAACCCACATCTCGATGATGGTGACTTCGTTCCTGTCTGGCACACTGACAGCACCCCGTGCGTACTCTTCTCTCTGACGGTCGTATGACGCCTTGAGATCGCGAACCACATCGAGGTCAAAAGCGTCGTCAGACTCCGCTTGAACCAACAGATCATCAAGATCCATGTTGTATTCATGACCAAAATATCGTGCTTCTCGGGCAGTCTCAGCTGCTGGGTCGATGAAGAATTTCTCGGGGGCTATTCGGTATACCCTGGGCATCAGACCGGCGCCACCCATGTCGATACGTCTCAGGTGCTTGACTGGCTCTGGGGTCACAAGTCCGACACCCCAGCACATGGTCATGTCTGTGGCCAGCTGTTGGAGCGTAGGACGCAGAGCAGACCGCTTGGCCCACTGGTTCATCCCAAGCTCAAGGGCTGAAGCTCGTTTGCTGTTTGCAGGGTCATCAGCCGTCACATGGATGCGTGGCACGTCGTAGGCCATACGGGGCAAGACGAGCGACACATACTGGCCGATGATGTTTTCGATGTCATGCTGATGGTCATAGCTGACATCAGACCGGTAAGCCAAGCCGGCAAACCGCTCCTTCATGCCTCGCCACTGACGCAGGTGTTTGTCTCTCCAGTCTCTTGCTGACCGGATTTCGTCCCTCAAGTTCTCTTCATTGATCCGAAGCACGTTTGCTCCTTGGTTTCTTTGGCGTAGCCTTCTTCGGTGGGTTATACGACGTAGGCTCCACAGGGACCAGATCCTCTTCCATATCTGATCGACTCAAGAGCAACGGTGGTTCGCTGGCAATCTCCAGGTGGGTGAGCAATTCGTGACAGTCATCTTCAGGCACAAGGATCGTCTTCCGGCCCAGCATCTCTGAGCAATCAATCTGGAGATGGACGATTACATGCTGTGGCTTCACCTCAACAGCTGCAATGCTGCTTATCGGTAGATACACATTCATGACTCGAATCAACACAGTCTCACCATACTGTTTTTTCCTCTCCTCTGTTCTCCTCTCTTCTCCTCTCCTCTAGGTTCGGTTTTAGCGTGACGGTTGCGTTACGCATGCGTTACTAACCAAGCCAGATGTCGTCGTCCATGTTGAGCATGGATCGCCAAGAGAAGTCAGGTTTGCCGTAATCCGATACGGGTCGTTCGCTCTCTGGGTTCACTTCGCCCAGGAGCATCACGGCGCCACCAAAAGCGATGACCCGGTCACCGTGAGCGTCACGGGCTCCCGAGGACACGTCGATCTCCAGCCGAGCTGGTCCGATGCCCCCGTCCTTGTAGATCACCGTAGATTCCATCTCATCCAGTATCTCCCCGTCAGGACAGATGACTGTGTCGTCAGCAATCGCTCGGGCAAGGTCACCAAACAAAACACGCTTTGTAACCCGCGTAGAGGTCCATCCGACGCGTTTAGTACGGGTCTCAACCCGCTGTCCCAGCCGTTTGTGGTGAAACACGTTGTAATATCTGAGCCTCTCAAAGTCATGTTGCATCGAAGCACCAGGCCCGTTGACTTCCCACCCAATGAGAACATCTGATCTGCCTCTGGCCCATGATCTCGCAGCACCGACTACCTCACGGGCAAGGTCATATGGTGGGATTGCCGGATCTACAAACGTGGCAACCACTTCCCGACTGTTCACATCCATCATCACGCAGCAGGCGTTCGCTGACCCTGTGCCGTAGCTGGGGTCCATAAATGCGACAAGCACCGAATGCTCATCGGGTTCGTTGAATATACGCCAGCGACCCGTTGGGTTATCCACAAGTTCTCCACGAATTGCCTCACATCTTCGTGGTTTGATGACGTAGTTGCGTTGTCTTTCGAGGTCAACCACCGGAAAGAAGCTCCGGCCACGGCTGGATGGCAATGCAAAGACGTTTTCGCGGAGGTCGTGGATGTCCCGACGCTTGATCTGACGCTCCAGCCAGGGTGACCACCAGTAACTCCGACCGGGGTCCCCAGTGATGGCGCCTTCAACATCGAGTCTCGGTTCGCCCCCCGCCGACTTCACTGGATCATCGACGTAGGTCAGAAGTATGTCTTTAGGGTCGTGGGTTGCTTTGGCCGTCTCCCACAGAGTATTTGTGAAATAAGACCCCACCAAGTGAGTCGAGACCGCCCAACGACTCGCAGCCGTGTCTGCTGCTGATCGCCATCCTTCCTCGAATCTGTCTTGGGATGCTGCTTCGTCGAACAGCACGACCGTCTTTCGAGCACCCCGGCCAATATGGGATGTAGTTGCCTCGCCCGTGATTGCGTTTCCATTTGGATGCTCCAGAATGCAGTGCCTACGTCTCTTGCCCCCGGACAGCAGCTCCTGCAACGGGCAGGGCAACCAAGACGGTGGCAGATATTTCAACACATGCTCAGTCTTTGCGAACAGGGTATCGGGGTCCCCGGTCCTATCAACCAACGCTTCAGTCCGAGAACACAGCAGAACATCCCAGCCGTGGAACAGCCAGCCCCAAACCGCCACTGCTGTGCTCAAAACCGACACCCCGGTCTCACGACTCTTGGCCACAGCCATGTCACGTCCGCCGGCGACACAGTCCTGCATGGTTCTGATCATGTCCACCTGAGCTGGCCAAGGGATAAACGGGACCAGCTTCTGCTCCGCCGGACGCTCCTCACCCGTCTCCTCGTCCACAATCTTGACCCGCCGAGACCAAACACCCAGTGTTACGAACGCCACGGGGTCCCCAGCGGCCAACTCGCCCCAGGCCGCTACGTCAGCAGGCCCCCACCCAAACTCTTCAGGAGCCTTGGCGCCCGCAAGCACCAACCGGATGTTCTGGATCTCAAGCTCATTCACTCGGCAGCTCTTTCCGATCAAAGCTCAGCTTACCAGCCCAAGCCTCCGCCGCAGCCTTGACCGCATCCGATCCAGCACCAATACCCATAATCGGACCACCGTTGGGACCCGACAGCTCAACACGCTCAATCCGGGGCAACCTGGCTCGCAGCCAAACCTCAGCCGCTCGAATCCGGTTCCGCTCATCCTCCGCATTCAACGCCATACCACGAAGCATGTCCATCATCGCCTGATCGCCCTGTGCCTCAGCTTCTGCTTCCTCCTCCCTGAAGCCCTCCTGACGGACTCGCCAGCTCCGCATGGTCTCGTAGTTCAAATCAATGATCCGACACGCCTCAGCCGCCGACCAGCCCTGCCTACGGGCTTCTAGGTAAGGCAGCCTCTTGGTCTCCCACTGCCTGCTCTGTTTTGCAGGGGTTACCTCCGAGTCCCTTCCTGTGCGGGAACCCTGACTGCAACTCGGGGCTGGCTGACCTGCATCCTGGCCCCCCCCTTGCTGCATGCCTGGCTCCCGGTCGCCTGCCTGTTCCTTGCGCGCGTGTTGGTCTGGTGGCTGCGCGTTGCTGGCTGCGGGCTGACGGGGGGGTTGCTGGTCAATGCGGGCTCGGGGCATGGCTGTTGTTCCTGTTCCCTGTATAGGGGAGAATGGTCCGGCGATCTGGACAGATGCTGCCTCACGGTACAGGAACGGGGTTGTTCGGGTTCTGTTCGGGTAAAAAGTTTTTTCAACCAAATCCTGATTTTCTCCGATATCACGGAATCGCATGGTATAATCCGTGCATCGAGGCGACGATAGCCTCTAATACTGGAGAACACTGACCATGAACCAAATCAACCGCAACATCGAAGCCGCCACCAAAGCCGTCCGCATCCTTCTTGAGAACCAACAAACCACAGACCTGCCGAGCCGTGTCGATGGTGAAGTCAAGACCAAGATTGGCAAGCGTCTGGGCGGCGGCTGGTGCAAAGCCAATGGCGAGGAAATCCTCAACCGCATCGAGATCAAGACCAACATCCAAGGCGAGGACTGGGATTATGACCGATGGATGCGAGACCTCGACAAGAAATGCTTGCAACTGGCGATGATGTTTGACTGCCAATGCCGCTTCGAGGACTTCGGTCACGGCACTCGCAATCGGCTTGAGGTCTAC